AAGGGATCGAATACCACCATCAATCTGAACCAGAATAATCTCAATGCCAACGTGGAATCTGGGAATGATGGTGAACCGGGAGAACTTCAGAGTATGGATGATTTTTTACTCGACATGCAAGACGTGGTGGCACCCCAAGCGCAGCTTCCCGCTCCACGAGAAACGGTTCCAGTGATCGTTCCAGAGGTCGAATATCTAGATGCGGAGGTATAATAGGGGGACAGGGCGTTGTCGCGCCCCATCACGTCACACCGGAGGCAAGTCCGATATGAGCACCCCTGATTCATCCTACCGCAAAATCCCACTTACGCAAGGGCAAGTGGCTCTGGTCGATGCCGACCTCTATGAATTTCTTAATCAGTGGAAATGGCACGCTGCATGGTCCGAAAAGACACAGAGCTTTTATGCTCGTCGTAATGGTCCTCAAGTTGGTGGTCGTAGGAGTCCTTGGATTTACATGCATCGTCTGGTCTTGGGCTTGGAGCACGGCGACCCGCATCAGGGCGACCATCGAGAGCCGAGCGAAACGCTCGATAACCGCCGGGCTAACCTGAGGAAATCGACTGGCGGACAAAACAGGAGTAATACTAGAAAAAGGAAAAACACCGCCTCTAAGTTTAAGGGGGTTTGCCGTTCGCGCCAGAAATGGGCTGCCTATATCACCGTAGGGGGAAAGACGATATATCTAGGAGTGCGAGACACAGAAGAAGCGGCCCATTTAGAACTTTACGTACCTGCCGCTGAAAAGTATCACGGTGAATTTGCGAGGATGGCATGAGTGTGTGGCGTCGTTTTCTTTCGATCACTATTTGTCGCATTGTCGGTCACACTAAACCTGCGTGGCAGAATTTTTTCATTCCGTGGAGTGGCGGATGGATTAAGCAGAGTGGACAATGCAAACGCTGTTGGATGGTTATCGACGAGCGCGAAGTATGGGCTGGTGTTGATCGAGGGGATGCGCAGTTGTAGAATCCGTGCATGTACAGCCCGCGAATAGTTCTGGAGAAATTAGCGAGGTTTAAACAGAAATATTCATGGCTCCCCGTCGAGCACTCCATCGAAGAAATAGATCGCGTCAACGCCCACATGAAAACGCTCTACCGCAAGGATGCGAAGGGCGATCTGATCTTCGACGATTCGCAACTGACAAAGCCTCTTGAGCGGTGGATTCAGAACGAGCGTGCGATGTGCGCTCTGAGTTTTGAATACTACGTCACCCGCTACCACTACATTTCTGCAAACAACCGGATTTTCCGCTTCAAATTCCGTGGCGGTCAGCGCGTCCTCTTCAATGTCATTCAGGACTTGGAGGATCGTGGTCTTTCCATCGAAATCATGCTGCTCAAGGCGCGGCAGGGCGGTTTCTCAACGTTTGTTGAAGCGCTGATGACCCACCGGGCGCTGTTTGTCCCCGGCGTGAAATGTACCATCGGTTCCGCAAACGATCAGAAAACCTACGTGATGATGGGCATGATGTACACGGCGCTTGAGAATCTGCCGTGGTGGTTGCCCCCGCAGCAGACGAAAGACAAACGCTCCGGGGCAGCTCTCTTGGAGTTCGCGCACGTAGGCTCGCAGATTGTCATTCAGTCCGGCTCGATTCGCACCGGCATCGGCCAGGGCACGTCGCCAACGGCTGTACATCTTTCCGAAGTCTGCGATTACACGGACCCGGTGGAGCAGATTGAAGAAGGTCTGTTTCGTGCCGTCCATCCGGGACCGGAAATCCTGATGATCCTGGAATCGACAGGAAACGGAAACGATACCTGGTGGGCGAAGCTGTGGCACAGCACGCGCAGGCTGGTGAAAGTCTTTATTCCGTGGTTTATGACGCCTGAGCTTTACCCGTCGCCTGAATGGTTGAAACAGTACCCCATGCCTGCCGACTGGATGCCGAACACACGCACGTTGGCGACGGTTGCGAAGTGCGAGGCGTATGCCCACTGTACCGAGGTTCTGAGCCGGGTGCTCGGGGCGAAATGGAAGATGCCAAAAATTCAGCAATGGTTTTGGGAGTTCAACTACGAAGAGGCGCGGGACCGGGGGTTGGATAAGTCATGGACGCGCCACATGCCCTGCGATGCTTACGACGCTTTGATCGGCGAGAATGATCTTCAGTACGATCGCAAAGCTGTTGAGGAAATGAAGGAACGTCGAGCGAAGACCGTAGATGTGTACGGCCTGATCGGTGAAGGCATCGCCGAGAGGCACGATCCGCCGGCAGTCGAAGGCGTAATCGACCCCGACAAGCCGCGCATCGTCATCGAGTGGAAAACGCCGCACGACATCAGACTTGAGTGGGTGATGATGCCGCTGCTGGGGGATTACGAATCTCCGGCCTTCGACCCGATGAACAAGGTTCTGATTTTCAAGCACCCGGAAGAGGGGGCACGGTATTCAATCGGCGTCGATACCGGAACAGGCGTGGGCGGCGACCGGAACGCGCTGTGGGTCAACAAGTGTGGCGAGGATGCCATGCCAGATGAGCAAGTCGTGGAGTTCGCTTCCGACACAATATCGAACGTGGAAATCTACGCATGGGCTCTGGCTCTCGGAGCATACTACGGAATTTACCTCGAAGAATCTCAGGTGCGGTACGTGATCGAGCAGCGCCGGAAGTATGGAGATTCCTGCTATCACGCTTTGAAACTCCACGGCATGAGGTCGCACCATCATTTCAGGGAGTACGACAAGCGAACCATGCGACCGAAACCAAGCGTAAATGCTCGCGAGGGTTGGTGGACAAACGAATGGTCACGGCCTTTGCTCTTGGGAGTGTTCCAGCACGCCACGGAAAACGGCTGGTGCATTGTCAATTCGAGGTTTGCTATCGAGGAGATCGAAGCGTCTGAGCAGCGCATGACGAGCGGCGGCAAGACCCGTGAAGATCATCGTTCCGACATGCACGATGACCGCAAGTTTGCCGGGGCGATGGCCTATTTCACCTTCCACGATAACGATCTTATGGGCGAAAGGTCAAAAGCGCGGTACAATTCTTCGCAGGACGAGGGCTACGAAGTGGACTATCGCCCTTGGGTGCAAACGGTGCCGAATACACTTGCAAAAGAATGGTTTGAAAGGTACGCGGAATGAGGGGCCAGATAAGTGACGCGCAGGCTACGGTCTATTGGGTGCATCCAAGCGGTGAGCTGATGCTGGCTCCCGACACTCGCATGAGGCCGTTCCGGGGCTGGCGGCGCGTGGAGTGTAAGACGGTTGCCGAGACTGAGCAATTCTCCCGGCGCATGGCGGCGCAGGAGTATAAGAAACAAAGGTCGCTGACCGTCGAGCAGCACATGCGCTCTCAGGCGTACCGGGACCGGATCAAGGCCAACTGCAAATTGCGTCTTGCCTCCGGCTGCATCTCCGCCTACGATGAGGCCATGACCCGTAGGACACTCGAAAACATCGAGCGCGGCGAAGAGGCATTTTACAAGATGCTGGTCGCGGAGCCGGACCTGAGCCGGGCAAGTCTGGTGATTGAGCGGCAAGAGGATGTAATCGGCAACGCGAAATACGCGCGGAAGCGGCGCGGATTGGCCGATGACGAAGTGAACCCAGTCAGTAAACTCGCAGAGGCGACGGCATGATCGAGCAAGACGACCGACACTGGCAGCCTCCCGCGCGAGACGCGAAGCCATCCGACAAGATGGGGTGGCTCAATGATGTTATCTCTTCCGGGGAGCAATACAATTCTTCGCTGCTCAGTTCCCGCGACATCGGCACGGCCATCAATCTCATCTCCGGGCGCGTGGCGGAGAATCTTAACCAATCGCGCTCGAACCTGAACATGAGCCGCGAGAAGCGGGCGCTCCGCGAAGTCGTAGCGAACATCGCCGACATCCGCGCCGTCGATGCGTACACCTCGGACAATCCGGCCTACCAAGCGTTCCTGACGATGATGAACAAGGTCTGGAAGGCTGTCTACTTCGAGAGCAAGTTCCCTACGGCTTTCAAAAAGGCAACGCAGTGGCTCGTGGCGGGCGGGTTTTCATTCATCTCGCCGGTCTATCGAAACATGCGGCTGCAAGCCAAGTCCGCTCGCCGGATTGACTTCGACGTGTACTCCTGCAACGATTGCCTCCCGTTCCAGATGCCCGACGACAATAAAGTGCAGGGCGCTTATGGCTGGACGCGGATCAAGTTTATGCCGCTCTACGAGGGCGCCAGCAAGTTCTCGCGGAATGCTTCTGAATTGCGTCCAGTGGCTCGTAGGCGCTACTCCGGCAATGCGGCGAAGGATCGTATTAGTCTCGCCCAGCGACTTCGCATGGGGGCAGCGGACACGTCCTGGGGCAACTGGGCGGCGGAGATGTATGAGTTCCGCTACACGACCGTTCGTGACTTGAGCCTGAACGACACGAAGAAGCCGATCCCGATGGGCAAGGCGGGGTCGATTGAATCCTACGTGGTGCCTTATCTTGGGCAGGAGTTTCCGACTGCCGAGTTTGTGCAGCCGGGGATCAGAAAAACGCGCAAGGCAACGGAAGAAGATTGCTACCTGTACCCGAATCTCCGCATCTTCGTCTCGCAGTCGGGGATGCAAAAGCCGCTGATTGACGAACCATTCTGGGATTGGCATGGGATGCACCCGCTAGCCCGTTTCTCCGCCGATGAGTGGCCGTGGGATCCTGGTTATTCTCTGGCTGGCGACATCACATCGCTTGGAGAGGCGCGGAAGGCATTGCTGCGCGGCATGGATCAAACACGGGCGGCAAGGCTCGATCCGGGGTTCATGTACGACAAGAGCGCAGGCATCAACCGCAAGACGATGGAGCAGATGGACCCATACGAAGAGAGGGCGCGTCTTGGCGTTGATGGTCCTGTAGGCAAAGAGGACGTAATGCGCCCAATGATGCCCGCCGAGTTTTACAACCTGCCCGAATGGATTTTCAATTTTCACAAACTGCTATGCGACGAGCAGGACTACATGCTCGGCCTCGACGCGCTAAAGAATCTCGCCAAGGCCAAGATCGCGTCTGCTGACAACGCGATTGAAAAGGCGCAGGAAGAAGCCGGTCCCATTGCCACGGACATCTCGCACGGCATGGAAGAGCCGATGGGCGAGATCATGGAGATGGTTCTGGCCGATGTGATGCAGTATTACCCCACAGGCAGGATCATGCAGTATGTCGGACCGGGCGGCGTGGCGAAAGAAGTATTCGACTTCAAGCCGCAGGAGTTGATCCCGTCGCACGGGCCGGAGGAAGATCCCGCCAAGGGCGGTTCAATCTATTCCCGCATGGACCGGACGAAGATATTTCTCTCGAACATTCACGCCCAGGTCGCTCCGGGTTCGCTGCACGGCGAAGTGCAGACCAAGCAAAAACTGACGTTGCTCCAATACCAAAGGTCGGGTGGCATCATTTCTTCGGAAACTGTCGCCAAGGCTCTGGACATTGCGAACTGGGGAACCTTGGAAGGCAACACCGAAGTTGAGAAGTGGCAGAGCGAGCAGAAGATGAAAATCGAGTTCGCCGAAAAGATGAAGGAACTGGCGACGGCCTTGCAGCCACAGGGCGCGGGTGGACCGCCGCAACCGGCAGGAGCAAAACCGGGAAGACCGCCGACAGGTAATAAACCCCCGCACATGGAAACGAAAGGGAGCGCAGAGGGACAGCGCTCAACGGTAACAAGCTCGTGACGCCATTTGACAGTAAGCAGTTTGAAGTCAAGCGTGAAGATCAGGCTATAGCCACATGGAAAGGGCCGAAGGATGCGGCGACACTGGCGCAGTTGATCGAGTTGTTTCTGCGCGAGAAATGGCGGGGGCAGTTCGTGGTTTCTTTCCCTGGCAATGGTGGGATAAACGACGTGATTTTCACGGAGCGCAAGACGCGGAAGATTGTCGAGGAGCGCGAAGATACCCCCTACTGAAAAGAAAAAGTTTGACAGGCGGGGTGCGATTGGGTTTATAGTGTTCGACAGACGAGATTCTGATTCGTGCCCTACTCGGGGATACGCGACATGGCTCGGGAGCGAAGAGGCTTCCGGGCCTTTTCTATTTCAGTCAACCGAGAGGAGAGAATCATGGCAAAGCATCGCGTGAAAAAGCACAAGGGCGGACACAAGAAGGGTCATCGTGGCCTGAAAATCCACGGCGGCTTCAAGGCGATGGAGCACAAGAAGGAACGGCGCAAGCGCTAATGGCCGCTGGTCCCCAGATCGCACCACCGCAACAGGGCGCTCCGCCACAACCGGCAGGGGCACCCAGCGGTGCGGTGGTGCAGATCATTCGCCAGCTTGACCAGCTTTCGCAGGCGCTAGGCCAAGTCTTTCCGGCGGCTTCGGAAGAGGCTTCCGGGATTCAGAAACTCGTTCAGCAAATCCAGTCCAAGGTAGCGCAAACGGTGAAACCGACCCAGCCGCAAGCGCCGCCAATCTAGGAGAGAAATGCCTGATATTCGAGAAATTCTGAAAGAACGCGGCATGGCCGACGCCGAAGCCGAAGCGATGATTGGCAATCCCGCCTACAAAACCATCCTCGAAGCGTTCGTAGCGGACGCGGAGGCTGGCAAGACCTCTCTCCTCAAAGCGCAGGAGATCGAGACGAATCTCAAGAAGTGGAAAACCGAAGTGGTCGATCCCCACTACCTCAAGAAAGATCAGGAGTACGCGCAGGCTCAGGCGAAGTTGGCCGAGCGCACAGCGTATCTCAAGAGTTTGAAGGAACAGGGCTACGAAGTTCCCGATGCGTGGCTGGCTGACGGTGCGCCGCCCCCGGACCCCAAGAATCCCCCCGTTCCCGTGATCCCCGAAGGCACCTACGTCAAGCCCGACGCGCTCGATCAGCAGGGCAGGGCCTACATGAGCCTGATGTCGATGTCGGAGCGTGCCAGAGACCTCTTGGGCCACGGCCTCGATGTTGAAGCCGAGTATGACGATTTCGGCAAGAACAAGCGCCCCGGCGAAAAGCTGCGCGAGTACATCGACCGCAAGTACGATCTTTCGACAAAGCAGCGCGAAAAGGATGCGGCCAAAGCCGCCGCCGACAAGAAATCCATCGAGGATGCGGCTATCGAGCGGTACAAGACCGAACATCCAGAATCATCCAGCCCGGAATTGGCGCGTCCCGCC